TGAGTTCCCACAGTGTACGTCTTCTTGGGGAACGGTGGCTTATATCGGTATCCTGGACGCTGCTACTAGCGGTAACCTGATGTATCACACTGCGTTGGATACTTCTAAGACGATTGATACGGGTGACATCTTTAAGATTGCTATTGGTTCCTTGTCTGTAACGCTGTCGTAAGGGGTAAATAATGTCCACTATCGTCACACGGGCTGGTAAAGGTAGTGCGTTAACCCATACAGAGGTAGACGCAAACTTTACGAACCTAAACACAGACAAGATTCAATCAGGCAATACAGTTGCAAGCCTAGTAATTACGGACTTGTCCGGTACTACGGTAACTTACACAAACGCTAATATCTCTAGCGCGACTATATCCAGCGCGACAATCTCTGGTGGCTCGATTACAGGTATCACTGACTTAGCTGTCGCTGATGGCGGTACAGGCGCTTCTGATGCGTCTGGTGCTAGAACTAACCTTGGCCTGGGCACGATTGCTACACAAGCCTCAAGTAACGTAAGCATTACAGGCGGCTCGATTACCGGGATTACTGATCTGGCAGTTGCTGACGGTGGTACGGGTGCTTCTACGGCTGCTAATGCTCGTACAAACCTGTCTGCGGTTGGCTTTACGACTACGACTGGCTCGGTAATGATTACGGCTGGTACAACGGGTGAGAGGGACGGTAGCCCTGAGACTGGTTATTTCCGCTTTAACTCTACGCTGTCTAAGTTTGAGGGCTACAACGGCTCTGCATGGGGTTCTGTGGGCGGTGGTGCTACTGGTGGCGGCTCGGATGACATCTTCATAGAGAACGGTCAGACGGTGACAACGAACTACACACTGAGTACAGGTAAGAACGCTGGTTCATTTGGCCCTATTTCTATTGATTCCGGTGTAACGGTCACAGTTCCATCTGGTCAAGTGTGGACTATTGTTTAGAGGAATAACTATGCCAATGACTTTATCTGGTGATGGAACGATTACAGGCTTATCCGCAGGAGGATTGCCTGACAGTTCTGTAACCTCTGACGATATAGCCACAAGTGCTATTACTACAGTAAAGATTGCTGACGCAAACATTACTGCTGCGAAGCTAGATGGCGCTCAGAGTGGTTCTGCTCCTGCTTATGCTGCTCGCGCATGGGTAAACTTCAACGGCACTGGCACAGTAGCTATTCGTGCTTCAGGTAATGTCACAAGCATTACAGATGGTGGTGCAGGTTTTTACCTAGTTAATTTTACAAACGCAATGCCTGATGTTAATTATGCTGTAGCTACTGCGGTAGGTAATGATACAGTAAACAATACTGCGAATACAGTAGGGGCTAGAACTGTTAGTAGTGTTAGAGCTGTTATTAGTAATAGCTCAGGCTCATTAATAGATGATAGCTATGTAGCTGTTTCAGTATTCCGTTAAGAGGACAAAATGAACCAAAGAATAATTTACCAAACAGACGAAGGCGGCGTGGCGGTGATTATCCCTGCCCCTGAATGTGGCCTGACCATTGAAGAGATCGCAGCCAAGGACGTGCCGGCTGGCAAGCCGTTTCAGATTGTCGATGTGTCTGAAGTACCATCAGACCGTACTTTTAGAGGAGCGTGGTCATGGGCATCGTAATTGACGTAACAAAGGCTAAGGCTATCGGTCACGATATGCGTCGTGCTGCTAGATCGGCTGAGTTCGCGCCACTAGACATTAAGGCCACGATTCCATCAGAGGCTAGTGCTGCTGAAGCTGCTCGTCAGGTTATCCGTGAGAAATACGCTGCGATACAGTCTGGTATAGACGCTGCGACTACTCCTGAAGAAATCAAGACAGCATTGGAGCAAGCATGAGCTTAAAACTTAACTCATCTGGCGGCGGCAGTGTCACGCTGCAAGAGCCGACAACGGCGAGTGATGTCACGCTGAGCCTACCTGCTGCAAACACGACGATTGTTGGCACTGATGCTACTCAGACGTTAACTAACAAAACAATTCAGGGTGGGGCAGTTACTAGCGGAACTGCGGTTGCCTCAACTTCTGGCACAGCAATTGACTTCACAAGCATACCTTCGTGGGCCAAGCGGGTCACGGTGATGTGTAGCGGTATTAGCAAATCTGGAACCGCAAACTTTTTATTTCAATTAGGTGATTCTGGCGGGGTAGAAACCACAGGGTATACAGGTGGCACTTTTGCGGCATCTTCCGGAGCCATTATTTATGCTGCCCCTACAAATGGATTTCAAACACTAGGCGATGCTGCTGGTGTTGTTCTTGTGTACGGGTCAATTGTGTTTACAAACATTACTGGTAACACATGGGTTGCTTCAGGTTTGTTGTTTGGAAATAACTACAACGTACAAATTGCTGGCGAAAAGACTTTATCTGCAACATTAGACAGAGTTCGCATTACGACTACCAACGGCACAGACACCTTCGACGCTGGCTCCATCAACATTCTTTATGAGGGTTAACCATGACTCTTACTCGCATTGAAGTAAACGTGCAGACAGGTGAGGCAAAAGAAATTGAACTTACCTCAGAAGAAATTGCTGCGTTACCAGAGCCTACGCAACCAGAGCCAGCCGTTGAGCCTGTTGATTTACGAGCAATGATCGAAACACTACAGGCTAAGGTAGCCGCACTGGAGGCTCAATAATGACCGTCTCAATTAACGGCACGAACGGACTAGTCTTCAACGACGGGTCTAGCCAAGCGACTGCTGCGACTGGCTTCGGCTTCAAGAACCGCATCATCAATGGCGCAATGGTGATTTCGCAGCGAGGCACAAGTTTTAGTACGCCAGCGGCAGGTACATACAATTTAGATAGATGGTTGATTGGTTGGGGTGGAGCCGCTCCAGCTACCGTAGCTCAAGTTACAGGGCCAACAGGTTTTAAAAATGCACTTCAAGTCACAGGTGCTGCCAGCAACACGTTAACACAAGTTATTCAAAGAATTGAATCTTATAACTGTTCTGATTTGTCTGGCGCAACTGTGACGCTTCAAGCAAACATTGCAACTTCTTCATCTCAGACTGTTCTTTGGGCGCTTAAATATGCGAACACACAAGACACTTTTTCTTCGGTGACAACAATTTCCAGCGGAACTTGGTTTGCTACAAGTACAGCAACAACTTTTTCTGCAACAGTGTCAGGACTCCCTGCTGGCGCAATTAATGGCTTGCAGCTTGAAATTTATCCTAACAATGCTGGCGCTTTTACTTCTGGGACAATTACCATCACAGGCGTCCAACTCGAAAAAGGCAGCACAGCCACGAGCTTTGATTACAGGCCGTATGGTACGGAGTTGGCGTTGTGTCAGCGGTATTATGAGGTCTACTACCAAGATACTGGAGGAGTGTGGCCTGCCGCTGCCTATTACAACGGCAGTAATTTCTTTTCTTATTGGGCATTCAAAGTAGAGAAAAGGGCACAAGCCACCGTTACTCGCGTTGGTGGAACTTGGTCAGGCGCAACGCCAACTATTTATAACGGCATTTCGTCTTCATCATTTTTTGCTTCTGTTCCATTTTACATGAACGCAACAGCAGGGACAAAATGTTTAGAAGCATCTGCGGAGTTATAGAATGTACAAACTAATCAAAGCGCCATTTAGTAACGAGATTGTGTCTGTAAAACGTTTGTTGGATGAAGCATTCATCCCCTTCGATCCAGCTAATACCGACTATCAGCAGTACCTCGCGTGGCTGGCAGAGGGCAACACACCGGAACCTGCTGACGAATGAGTCTTCAATACGTTGTCTATGATTACTGGGACTACGGCTATGCTGAAGGCGATGCAATTCTGGAGTTTGGAAGCGCATCAGTAACGGCAGAGGCTAGTGTTTCAGCAACTCCGACACGTATACAGTTTTTCTCAGGCAGCGTTACAGGAACGGCAACAGTCACAGCAAATGGGCTTAGAATTCAGTTTGGCTCAGGCGCAATTACTGGCAATGCTCAGGTTGAGGCTCAAGGAATTAGGGTTCAGTTTAGTTCTGGGAGCATCACAGGAACAGCTACGGTTACAGCCCTTGGTGGCGTGGTTTACAGCGGTTTTGGGGCGATTAATGGCGTGGCTAGTGTGTCTGCCTCACCTAATGCGATATGGGCTGGAAACGCCGCTATAAACGGTTCTGTGGCCTTTGTAGCTAGAGGCAATATTATCGGGGATGAGTGGGCAGATACTGTACCGGGCACGAATACTTGGACGCAGGTTGCAGAAGTTGCAAATGTCTGGACTCCGGTGGTTGCTGGCCCTAATACTTGGTTCAGTAATAGCTTGTTTGACCCGTATGTAGAGATTGATTATTGGGATGATGGTTATACAGATGATCGCTATGATTATTGGATTAAAACATCTTCTACGCAAGATAACTGGGTGAGGCAGTAATGCAAAAGATTCTATTTGGTGAATGGTTGCCAGATCAGCCAGGTGTTACTGGGGCGGTAACTGATGCTAATAACTGTTACCCGGTTTCTAATGGTTATGCGCCATTTAGGAGCGAGGCTGATTATTCGGACGATGCTGGTACGGCTCTACTGGTTGCGTTTGCTGGCAAGTTTGGCGGTGCTAGTACGCTGTTTGCGGCTAGTGCGACACAGATTTACAAGTTTGACAGCACTGATGCAAGTTTGGATGCAGCTACGACTACGGGTTACTCAGCGGTAGAGGGTTGGGATATAACCCAGTTTGGCCCTCAGATGATTCTGGCTAATGGTCAGGATAAGCTGCAAGCATGGACTTTGAATTCATCGACTAACTTTGCTGACCTGTCTGCTGATGCGCCTATTGCCAAGTATGTAACGGTTGTCCGTGACTTTGTTGTGGCAGCTAATGACGGGACGGATACAAGCAAGGTTTACTGGTCAGACTTAAATGACGAGACAGACTGGACTCCCGGTGCTGCTTCTCAGGCTGATAGCCAGATTCTCCCTGACGGTGGTGACATTACTGGGATTGCGGGTGGTGAGTACGGTCTGATCTTCTTGGAACGTGCTATCTACCGGATGAGCTATGCTGGCTCCCCGTTCTTTTTTCAGTTTGACGCTATTAGTCGGTCTTTAGGCTGTATTTCCAATGGCTCGATTACTCAGTACGGTAACCTGACCTACTTTCTTGCAGACGATGGCTTCTATGTTTGCGACGGTCAATCGACTAAGAATATAGGTACTGAGAAGGTTAACCGTTGGTTCTTTGGTAACGCCATCCTGAGTGAAATCCCTACAGGAATGAGTGCTACGGTTGACCCTGTGGATAAGTTGGTGATCTGGAAGTTCAATGGATCATTTGGCAATAAGTACATTCTTATCTATTCAATTGACCTGAACAAATGGTCTTACGCTGAGACCACAGCTACATCTATTTCTTATATGTTAACACCTTCTGCAACACTAGAACAGGTGGATAACTACAATACGAGTATTGATGCGCTTGAGATTCCGCTGGATTCGCGGGTGTTTGCTGGTGGTCAACTACTCTTTGCTGGTGTCAGGGGCGAGAAGATTATCTCTTTCTCAGGCCAGCCTAAGACTGCCAACATATCAACGGGTGATATTGATATAGGCAGGTCTGTTATAACTTTAGCAAGACCTATTGTTGATGGTGGTAGCGGCTCTATTGCTGTTGCCAGCCGTGATTTGCTGTCTGAACAAGTGGAATTTGGCTCAGATGTACCTGCTGACTCAGAAAACCGTGTGAGCTTGCGGTCTGGCGGTGATTATCATCGACTGAGACTGACTCCGACTGGTTCTAACTGGCAGACAGCCGTGGGTTTAGAGTTTGACGTTGTTAAACAGGGTAACCGATGA